GCGGTCAGACCGGCACGAGCAAAAGATAACATTGCTGTCGCAGCGTCTGACATACCATAGACCGAATTAGCCGCCGCTGTTTTCATTGCCGTATTTAGCAATTCGGCCTCATCCGTGCCGTTAGCCATAGTTGCATTGACAAGCGTCATAGTCTTGTCAACTTCAGCAAAACTATTAACAGCCGTGGTGCCTACTGCGACAAGGGGGAGTGTTACTCTGGTCGAAAGAGTGGTACCTATCCCGGAAACAGTAGATCCGATTGATTTAATCTTTGACCCTACTGTCTCAAATTTCTGTCCAAGTATATCAAGCTGACTCGGAAGGTTTTGAAGATCCTGTTTAAGATTATTTAGTTCCGTCTCAGCCTTATTGAGTGCTTCTTTCCATTTAAGCGTTTTTGTATCAGACTCTCCGAATTTATCCGCCGCCTGTTCGGTCATTTTACGGAGTTCTTCAACCTTTTGAGACTGTACTTCAATCTGTTTTGTAAGGTTTTCAGACTGTTCTTTATTCTTTTTGAAGGCATTTGTGCCTTTATCCATAGAAGAAGACACCTTTTCATACTCCGACTTAAGTGTCTTTGTCTCCTGGATAATATTCTGAATCTGTTTTCTATATTCGGCTTCCCCGTCAATACCAATTTTAGGACCTATATTCGTACTCATAAATCTACCTCAAAGCCATAACCTCATCATAAGTCATGGTTTTTTTATACTCTTTCGGTTCTACTCCGCCGTTATATATTGCCAAACAGTTCATCATATCTCGCATTTCGCCGTAGGGCGTGACCAGGATCTCCGCTTTGGACATCCCAAGTCTACGCCCATAAAAGAGGAACCATGCCAGATTTAAGCGGATTTTTTTGTTTTTACGTTTTTTTTCCCGGTCGGCTTCGGTTCTTCGGTCTCAACCGTGATCTTTTCGCCCGACCAAGCTGTTAGAGCTTCATTGAAGAGCTGACTAAAATCATCCTCATCCAATGAAAGAGCCTCATCAACTGTTATAGGATGAGGCTCGTAATCCGGATCATTAAATTTTTGAGCTTTCTCATATCCTTCACTTAGGATCGAGATAAATGTTGCAGCGGCTTTTTGTGATTTGACATACGCGCCATTAAACATATTTTCTATCTGATCAGCGTCACCATTACATAGTGTGTCAACTATCTCACAATTAGCCTGAATAGTACGTTTAAAGAAAATGTCTCTCCCGTAAACCTTCATAAAACCCTCCAATTATTACGTGTAACCCAGCTTTGTTTTTAAAGCCGTCTCAGCCTCTTCCTCGGTGTTATAATCATTGCCGATATACTTCCACGTATGTTTAGCATCTTCGCCGCGCATAATGTTAGCTGTAAGCTGTTCGGTCTGCCAGTCAATCTGATCTTCCTGAGTAGCTGCGTTGCTCTCGATCTGATTAAACTTCGTCTTGACCAGTACAGTCGGCACGAATGTGGTAACGCCGGCAGACATATATCTTGCGATATAGCCGACTCCCACATCGGGAACCTGCTGATCATCGTCATAAGCTGTAAAGCCATCTTCTCCCGCAGTCGGTAATCCCATAAGGTAACGCTCTGCGGTGATAAACAGTCCATCGACCGTAAGAGTCAGAGTACCGCCCGTAAATGTACCGGCATCACTCTCCGCAAGCTGATTGTCTGCATAAAAATTGTTATCATTTCCCGTATCCGGTGAAATCTGCACGTCAACGCCACGCGCTAAGGGCATAGCATCCGAATACGTGATCGTTCCGGCACTGGCCGTATACTTTGCGACCCACGGCTTCGAGAAGCCTGTACAAACTTTTCCGTTTGCCATTTTTAAACCTCCTGATTATTTCATTATCTTACTTGTCTCGCGGTCAATAACTTCCGCCATCCTTCGCTCAGCCGCTTCTCTGGAAGTCTGCACGGCCGGTCCTACAAAGGGATGTTTCTGCGTGTAGCTGTTACCGCTTTCAATAGTTCTCGCTATCATAGCGTTCGGCTGACCTTGCGGATACTTCTTCGACTTAAGAAGGTTATACCCGTCAAAGCCGGCTTTCACGTTTATGTAGCCGTTATCATTTCGGCTTTTCGCAAGTCCAAAAGCCTTTTTTAATCCCGTTTTCTGTATTGCTTTGATACCTTGTAATTTATTCCCGGGAGACGCAAAACCCTCATCCGTTGGGATTCTCTCAATGTTGGCCTTAATTGCATCTGACACAATAGCGGCACCCTCATAGATTGCTTTACCAATAGCCTCTGGAGCCGTTAAACTGAGATTTTGTAACTGATCTATGTAGTTATCTATACCGCTACCGACTGTCAGCTTCATACAACATTAAACTCCCATTCGTAATGAATCAGCTTCGTGTCATCCTCATATTGGACAGATAAAAGAGCCCAGGCAACATTTTGAAGATTGTTGAGGGCTTCTTGAATCTCGTCTAATAGCGGATCATACTCTACCTGAGTAAATGCGTCTATCGTCCCGTGAATCTGCTGCTCATGTTTGTAGTTATCAGCCCGAAAGCTGACCGCTTCGCTATCCTCCGCCCATACTACCCAGCTTTTACCGGGATCTTTCGGCCGTGTGTAGTGATAAACCCTACCATTTGCCGACGTGGTATTTAGGGCTTCAGATATTTTTTTTAGATTAGTTTGAAGCGATTTCATATAGTTCATCCAACCTGTATAATGTCAAATCCGTCACTTTCAAGCCGTTCTCATCAAGTATGTGCTGTACGTTATCAATCCTGTACTGATCTCCGTCCGGGTTTTCCTGTCCTTCGTATTCAGTCAGTATCGCGTACATCCCGATCCTGATCTGGTCGGCTCTCCATATCCGGATGAGCATATCAACGCGCTCACCCACGCCCATAGCTTCATATTGACGGTTATATCCGACTGTACGACTTAAAAACTGCCACTCTAAAACCTCGTCGTTATATTCGAGCGGTACGAGTTGCTCTTTTGGCATTTCGCCAGACGGAGCTGTGTTTACCAGTTTATAAGCTCTTACAATTCCATCGTTCATCTTTATGACCTCATCTTTTGAGCAAACAACTCATTATTCAGAGCGTATCGGAGCATATAAGGCATACCCTGAGGATTAAGCGAAGCCGTGCCATATCCTTCAGCGTTCCCCGTGCGTCTGCGATAGAGATACGCTGCATACATGACTATCAGATTTGCGTGATCCACGGTATAGCCATCTTCTGACACATCAAGCGTGATACCTTCCTTCTTTATCTCGGATTTTGATACCGTGATAAGCTGATTCAGATATGTATCATTTATGCTGTTTCTTATTTCGAGGTTTACTTTCAACATTGAAAGAATCGCTTGATCGTTCATCTTTGACCACCTTCTTAGGCTCGTCCATGGTATTAGATGTCGCAACCTCATCCAATACTATGAGCGGAGTTCTCTGCTTGTTGTTATAACCGGACAGCTCCGCAAGCCTCTCCTTTGATACTGTCAGACCATTGCGAGGGAAGGCATCCCCAACTCTGTAGGGATGCCCGTTGTCCTGCAAGTCTGTGAAATAACGTACAACCTTGTGCATTATGCGCCCGGATTAGCTGTGTCTGCTGCAAAAGTCATAGTTGCGTCCGGTGTTACACCGTTCAGACCGATTGCAGCGAAAGCTTCAGCGATAACGGGAGTACCGTCATATCTTGCGGTTCCCTTAAATGCTGTCTGATCCTGGATGAAGAAAGCGTGCTCGCTCTGAGCGAATTTGTTACCAGCTCTCTCGGCGAGGAGATACAACTCGAAGTATCCGCCGATAATCACGTTGTCCGGGATGAAGTCAAGAACTTCAACGATACCGCCAACAACCGGCATTGTACCTTCTACTCCGGATACGATAGCGCCGGCAGCGTTAATGCTGAGTGCTTCGGCCTTCAGAGTAGTGTATGTGGTTTCGTTCATGATCCAAACCTTCTCGCCACGAGCATATTTGCCCTTGATGCTTCCTGAAGCAAGCAGGATAGCCTTAAACAGAGCAAGCCCAGTAGCTGTTGAAGGTACACTAATGATATTAGATGTATGAAGATCCACCCAGGGGCGAGCTGTTGCAGGATAATCAGCCGGAGCCTCGGTCTGTACAAGTCTGGACATAACGCCCAAAGGCATCTTATAGTTGGTGGATGTATTGCGTCCGTAAAGGATAGCCTTGTCGAGCGCAAGTCCGATAGCCTGAGCGATAGCTTCAAGGATCAGAGCTGCAAGATTAAGGTCAGAATCTTCAAGGACAGCGTTGCATACCTTGAAATATCCGCCAACCTTAAAGCAATCAACCTCAACATCATTAAAGCTGAGGCTCAGCTCGTTAAGGATAGCGCAGCACTCTGTCCAGATTGCCTCAGGCACAGAGCCCATAATTACCTCGCGGCCGGTGCCGCCTACGGACTGTACATTTACATGACGATACAACTTAGAGTATACGGTCACGTTCTCACGCAGATATCCGATAAATACCTCGGGAATTGTGAGACCTACGTTAGTGAGATCCCTCTTCTCGCTGATATGTGCGCGGATCTCGCCGATCCAAGCCTTTACATCTTCCTTCTCGACGATTGCATTTCTCTGCGTTGCATCCAGAGCGTTAAATCTGTC